TCGTATTGATGGTGTGGGGACAGGGCCAGGCGGTGTTGACACATTTGAGTGGGATACTGACAGTGCGTTTGGTTCCCCCGAAGCAACAAAGGTTCCTATCACTGGAAGTCCACAACTCATTCATTCTGCTGATAATATATCAGTTGAGTTTGGAGCGACCACAGGTCACGATTCAGGTGATACATGGGAAGGTACTGCATCTCCCGTAAACGTAGATACTGGTTTCTTCACAAACCGAAACACTGGTACAAGTGGTGTTGGTTATACTCATATGGGCATCTTCTTTGATGTCACCGATGAAAAATGGAAACTAGTAGACGAATATGATTCAACTCCAGCAGGTACAATCAACGTTAGTGATCCTTCATTCAGTCTTGCAACTCTAGTTGCCGATACATTCGAAGGTAACTTAATTGGTGATGTAACAGGTAAAGCACTTACAGCAAATGCTCTTGATTCGGGACAAAATTTCTCAATCACAGGCGACATTACCGCTGCGGCTATAACCTTTGATGGAACAAGTGATGTTACACTGAATGCCTCAATCACCGCCGGTTCTATTGTCAATGCAGACATCAATGCAACTGCAGCCATTGCGGATACTAAACTCGCAACGATATCGACTACAGGTAAAGTTCAGAATAGTGCAACAACTGCAACAAACCTAAATACTCCATCGGCTATTGTTACACGTGATGCTAGCGGCAACTTTAACGCAGGAACAGTAAGACTAAATGATCTGTTCGTAGGCAATCTACATGTAGATTCATCGGACATTATTACGATATCTAGATCTAATCTGTCGAACGGTACTGGTATCTCATACGACTCTGCGACAGGAGTAATTTCGACAAACGATACTCAAATTGTCCATGATAATCTGAGTGGTTTTGAATCAAACGAACACATTGACCATTCCACAGTATCAATGATTGCCGGTAAAGGTCTGTTAGGTGGTGGTTCCATTACAGCAAGTCGAACATTCGACATTGACTCTGCTAATGTGAAAGGTATGTTTTCGGTATCAGGTGACTTATCATATGATAGTTCTACAGGTCAGTTCTCGTTCAGTGAAACTTACTCTACCGCAGCTCAACTTATAACCGCAATCAAAACAGTTGACTCTAATGCTTCTGGTCTGAATGCAGATACCCTTGATGGTGAACAAGGAACTTATTATAGAATCAACGTGTACAATTCTTCGGGTACACTACTCAACTAAGGACTAAGGTATATAAAATGGCAACTCCAAATACTAGAGACGAACTTATTGACTACTGTTTACGTGCATTGGGACATCCTGTACTTGAAATAAACGTAGCAGATGAACAGATGGAAGATCGTGTGGACGAAGCTCTTCAGTGGTTTCGTGAGTATCATCCAGATGGAAAAAGGCGTTTCTATATTCAACATGCAATGACGCAGGACGATATCGACAATGGTTATATCGATCTGTCTACCGATGTATTGACTGTTGTTCGAATGTTTCCCGTAGACAACGTGACCGCTTCTACTAACTTCTTTGACATCAAGTATCAGATGATGTTAAATGATATCACTGACCTAAATAACTACGCTGGTGATATTGCGTATTACGAACAGATGCAACAACATCTTTCTTTACTTGATATGAAACTAAGCGGTGTTCCTCAGATTACTTTTGATCGACAAGGTTCACGTGTTTACTTCTATCATGCCAAAGAAGATTTTACTGTTGGTAATTATGTGGTGTTTGAAGTGTATGGTGATCGTGATCCAGATACAGGAACATTAAGTGACTTGAATTCTTTATGGAATCATAAGTTTTTGAAAGAGTATACCACAGCTTTGATAAAAAGGCAATGGGGACAGAACATGTCTAAGTTCGAAGGAATGCAACTACCTGGCGGGGTTACTATCTCGGGCAGACAGATTCTAGAAGATGCGAGTACAGACATTGAACAGATTATGACTAAGTTTAGGGAAGAAGAAGACATTGGCCCAATGTTCTTCGTGGGGTAATAAATGGCTACTAATCCGTGGGTTTCGCAGTCTGTACGTAATGAACAGGACTTGTATGAAGATCTTGTAATAGAATCTTTGAAGTTCTATGGTCAAGACGTATACTATATTCCTCGTGAAATAGTCAACAAGGATAAAGTGTTTCTTGATGACGTGCCTTCACGTTTCTCTGACGCATACAAAATTGAAATGTATGCAGAGAACATCGAAGGATTTGAAGGAGAGGGAGACCTTTTCTCCAAGTTCGGCGTGGAGTTGCGTGATCAAGCAACATTTGTTGTTGCACGTAGACGTTGGAAGAAATTAATTGGCGATTACCTTGATGGTAATAAGTTTCGACCAAGGGAAGGTGATATCATTTACCTTCCATTATCTGAATCTATTTTTGAGATCTTTAAGGTAGAGACTGAAACTCCGTTCTATCAACTAAGCAATCTTCCTACGTTTAGACTTCAGTGTGAGTTGTTTGAATACAATGATGAAGACTTTGATACGGGCGTTGCAAACATCGACATTGTTGAGAAAGAAGCTGCGTTCCAGTACGCTCTTACTATGGACTCTTCTTCTAGTGGATATGAAGTTGGAGAGACTATAACACAATCTTTCGATGATTACAATATGACGGGAGAAATTACTCGTTGGTCTGATTCAGACAACATTATGTGGTTGGCCCATGCGGGTGCGACCGATGGTAAATATCATGTGTTCACAACAACAAAACAAGTTGTTGGAGGAAGTTCTGGTGCGGTTGCTACACCTACTCTGGTACAAGAACTACAAAGAATACAAGAAGTGGAATCGAATATTTCACAGTCAACTTATTTTGACAACTTTGAGGCAGATTTCTTAGACTTCTCAGAGAGTAATCCGTTTGGAGATATGCAATAATGTTTGGTACATGGTTCTACCACAAGAGAGTGAGAACAGCGGTATCTGTATTCGGATCGATGTTCAACAACCTATATGTTCTTCGACAGAATAGTTCAGGCGCAACTATATCTCAGGTCAAAGTTCCTCTGTCTTATGCACCTAAGAGAACCTTCTTAGAAAGACTTCAACAGATGAACTACGGTGAGGATGCAGAACGTAGGGTAGCTATGAAGTTGCCTCGTATGTCTTTTGAAATAACATCGATGACATATGATGCAGTTCGTCAACTTCCTAAGACAAATATTTTCTCTTCACAGGGAACAACTAGTGCTAAGAGAAATAAATTTTATACTGCTGTCCCTTATGATATTGCATTTGATGTAAACGTCTATGCAAAATCTCAGGATGATGCGCTACAGATTGTAGAACAGATATTGCCTTACTTCAATCCGCAATATACGGTATCTGTAAAACCATTCTCGGACACATTTCCAGATATAAAAGAAGATGTTCCTATTTCTTTGCAAAGCGTGACAATGAGTGATGACTTTGAAGGTTCGGTGGGTGATCGAAGAACCATAGTCTATACGCTTTCTTTTAATATGAAAATTAGTTTCTATGGCCCAGTGTCAGAGTCACCACTTATCCGTGAAGTTAACAATAACCTATATATTTTAGAGGGGGATAGTGATTTGGAAAGATTCCAAGTTCGTCTACAAACAACTCCGACTCCCTCAGGCGTGAGTGTAGACAGTGACTATGGATTCAATCTAGCTTATTTGGATAGTGCGTTCTAATGTCAAATCGAAAAGTTGAAGATGATTACGAGTTTTCTCGTGAAGTATATTATGACCTAATCAATAAAGGTCAAGAAGGCATCGAAGAGATGTTAGAACTCGCACGTCAATCCGAACACCCTCGTGCATTCGAAGTCCTTGCAACCATGATCAAGAACACTGCTGAAGTGTCGGATCGACTTATGAAGTTGAACACCGACAAGAAGAAAATTGAGATCATGGATAACCCCAAAGAACTCCCTGCTGGTACAACCAATAATAACATCTTTATTGGTTCGACTACCGAACTCCAGCGATTTTTACAGAATGAAGAAAAGGTGATCAACGTTGAGCCTGACTCAGACTAAGGAGTCCTATCTTGGCAACGTCAATATTAAAAGGGATGGCGTTGATGAGGAATGGGATGCTCACAAGATCAATGAGTACAAACGATGTATGCAAGATCCCGCATACTTCTGTCGTACCTATGTAAAGGTAATACATCTTGATAAAGGACTGGTCAACTTCAATCTATATCCATATCAAGAAGAGATGTTCTCTCATTTTGAAGACAACAGATTTTCTATTGTTCTTGCTTGTCGTCAAAGTGGTAAATCCATTTCGTCCGTGGTTTATCTATTGTGGTACGCAATATTCCATCCTGAAAAGACGATTGCAATCCTTGCGAATAAAGGAGCGACTGCGAGAGAGATGCTTGCTCGTGTCACGTTGGCACTGGAAAACCTGCCGTTCTTTTTGCAGCCTGGCTGCAGAGCACTCAATAAAGGTTCTATTGAGTTTAGTAATAATAGTCGTATTATCGCTGCTGCCACTTCTGGTAGTTCTATTCGTGGTATGTCTGTTAATCTACTATTTCTGGATGAGTTTGCGTTCGTTGAAAGGGCTTCTGAGTTCTACACATCAACCTACCCCGTCATCTCTTCAGGAAAAGACACCAAGGTCATCATCACATCTACCGCAAACGGAATTGGAAACCAGTTTGAAAAAATCTGGACAGGAGCAATACAAGGAGTAAACGAATACAAACCGTTTAGAGTAGACTGGTGGGATGTGCCAGGCCGTGATGAAGAATGGAAAAACCAAACCATTGCGAACACATCACAACTGCAGTTTGACCAAGAATTTGGCAACACCTTTTTCGGAACAGGCGATACCTTAATAAATGCAGAAACCCTAATGGGTCTGCGTTCATCTGCGCCTATATCTGTACTAGAAGGCGGAGATTGTCTTGTCTACAATGAACCATCTAAGGATCACGAATATATTATGACAGTAGACGTGTCAAAAGGAAGAGGGCAGGATTATTCTACCTTTCAGGTCATCGATATTACGGAGCGTCCTTTCCGGCAAGTAGCTACTTATCGCAATAACACTATCTCTCCAATTCTCTTTCCCAACATTATATATAAGTACGCAACTCTCTACAATAACTCTTGGGTAGTTGTAGAAGCGAATGATCAAGGTAGTGTGGTGTGTAATGGACTATATTATGACCTAGAGTATGAGAATCTTCATGTTTCTTCTGTAACTAAAGCAAACGCTCTCGGCATAGAAATGAACCGTAAAGTTAAACGGTTGGGTTGTTCATCCATTAAAGATATCCTTGAAAACGACAAACTGTCAATCGTAGATGAAAACACAATACTTGAGATTTCTACGTTTGTTGCAAAGGGTCAATCATACGAAGCTTCGGACGGCAATCATGATGACTTGATGATGAATCTAGTCATGTTTGGATATTTCGTTTCGACACAATTCTTCGCAGATATGACAGACATAAATTTAAAACAGATGATGTTCGAAGATCGAATGAAACAGATCGAAGATGATATTGTTCCCTTTGGATTCGTTGATGATGGTTCTGAGTGGTTAACTCAACAAGAAAACACCTATGAAGGTTGGCATCATATCAATACGCTACCCGAAGACAAGTGGTGAAAATCGTTTTCATTATAAATAAAGGTATTGACAAACAATCGTATTATGAGAACATATAATTCGTTAACGAAACAAGGAAAAAGATATGGCTATCAAACCTGCTTCTCCTAGAATCACTATCAGCGAAATCGACAAAACGGCAGTAGTGCCCGGCGTTGGTGCATCTGGTGGTGCATTCGTAGGAAACTTCCGTTGGGGGCCAGTCGAACAAAGAACTCTAGTAGCAGACGAAGCTGGTCTGATAGAGGCATTCGCCGAACCCGACAACAATAATACTAAGGATTGGCACTCTGCTGCATACTTCCTTAAATACTCACAAACTCTCCAGATTGTTCGTATGAACAATGGTGGTGTAAACGCACACTCTGCAGTAACTAGTTTGAGTGACAGTGCTAACGTAAAAAATGAAGCTGACTGGGAAAACTCAGTTAGTTCAGCCGTTGGTGAATCTGGAACTAAGAGTGGTACTTGGATTGCAAAATATCCTGGCTCACTTGGAAACAGTATTACTGTATCCTTCTGTCCTGCTGGCGACTCTTCTGGTGTAGATCACTTCACTGGTTGGGCATACGCAAGTCAATTTGACGCAGCGCCTGGAACTTCTGCTTATGCAAGCGCAAGGGGTGCATCTAATGACCAAATTCACGTAGTAGTAGTTGACCGAACTGGTGACCTATCTGGTACTCCTAACGCTGTTCTAGAAAAGTTTGAAAACCTTTCTATGGCTGGTGGTGCGGTAACTGCTGATAACTCTCCTAACTATGTTTCAGACATTCTGAACGAACAGTCACAGTATATCTGGAACGGTTATTTTGGAGACGACTCTGCGTTTGGATCTTCATACTCTAACCTTGGCGGTAGGGTCGGTATTACTCCTTCAGTAGATTCTGCAACCAACTTTGGTATTGGTACAGGTCTTACTGACGCAGTACGTACAGTCAAGTTGAAGGGTGGTGTAGCATCTTCTGCTTTGGGTACTTCAGATTTCGCTAGTGGTTTTGATCTCTTC